AGCATGTCTAAGACCGCCTGTTTCTGTAGCGCCTGTAGATGTATTGAATCTTGCGATTGTCAGAGTATTTCCTGAAATAGTAGTTACTTTATAGTAATGTCCAGAAGGTGCACCAGAAGTTGAAGGTACAGCACTTGCATCTCCAAACTCTAAGAGGTCGCCAACTTGATATGAAGTGCCTGCATCTACAGCAACAGTAGTAGCAGCAATTGAAGCAGCAGCCGTTGTTAAAGCACTTGATGTTTGTTGAAATGCAGTTGAGTTAGTACATACAGAAACTCTTAAACTGTTTCCTAATGAACCTGCCTCTCTTGCAGCCCAAGCACCTATATTTGAAACTTGCCCAGCACCTGATTCACTTGAATAGGTATCTAAGTAGTCGGTTGTGTTTTTTATTAAGATAGATGTACCAGTCGCAACAGCATTTACCATGCCTGTAATCGGTCTTACTACCTTCAGATTATTTCCGTATCCTAAAAAGTTCGCAGCAGTGAACCATTCTTCAAAGTTATTAGCAGTTGGTTTCCCAAAAACTTCAACCAATTGTGTTTCAGATGAAATAGTAGTTATCTCATCAACTGGTCCTTTCTCCGCTGTTATTACTATTCCGCCGCTTGATGTAGACACAGCAGGAATAACATTTGTTAAATCCTTTTCAGTTACGGAGACACCTGGTGATACTTGAAAAGCCATATTTAGTTCTCCTTTATTAAAGTTATTGTTTCAACCCTTTCACAATATTTATAAGTTTTGAAAACACTAGTTTTCGCCTCTGTGATACGATACAGGACTCCACCGTTCACCAGCATCATCAAAGAATGAATTGTTCTGGCCTTCAGGGTCGTCAAGACCATTATCTATGAACCCAAACGGCGCCATATCTGCTTCAATAGCGTTTTGTTGTTCTGTAAACATCTGTCCTCGAATATCAACATTTGTTAATTCTTTAAAATATGCCTGATTTGCTAACCAACCAAATATCACACAACACATCACTAAGTCATCTGTTGAACCGGCATCTGCTTCCCACGACTTGCCTTTCGATATAAATGTAGATAGTTCTGATATAATATCAAAGTCAGTAATAATTAACTTATCACCCTCTATCAAACTCTTGAGATTAGAAGTACCAATTCTCTTAGTACCCTTTGTCATTCTTAGACCCAACTGGTTTCCCCGACCACTAAATCCTCCACCTAAGACTTGTCCAGAACGACCTCTCTGTGTACACATCATTACATTATCGTACTCTATTTCAAACTGTAGATTATCAGCGACCTGTTGTCCTAAGTCGTTTATCTCAATCAAAACAAATGATTTATTGTAATGTTTCGCAACTCTTTCTATGATACTTGGAAAAAGTAACGGTTTAATTTCGTTATCTCTATATTTTGCAACAACCTTATAAGGCGCTTTTGTGCAGTCAAATACTACAAACGCTGAGTAGTCATGAGATAGTCCTCGTGATACATCAACAGCCATTGTATAGATATGGTCTTTAACAGGCATATCATACACATCTAGTCCGCCACTTCGTTTAGGACTCTCAACTGCCATTGTTTTAAGTTTACTTGCGTTAATAAGTGTATCGACACTACCAAGAAACTCACACTCGAAGTCAGTAGCAAACTGACCCTCTGAAGTGTTTCGTATTGTTTCTTCTTTCCACTTCTCATCTCTGCCTGGAACTTCTGACCAATGCACTTCGATAGGCACATAGTCATTTCGTTTGTTCTCGGCATCGACCCACATCTTATAGAACATATTCATTCCATGAGGTGTAGATACAATCATCACTTTAGATGACTTACCAGATGATACTGTAGGGTAAACAGAACTAAAGAATTCTTCAGCAATGTTATTAGGCACATAAGCGAACTCGTCTAAGAATATGATGTTAAAGGTACTACCACGAACAGCACTAGAAGATGTACTCGCCGCTACGATTTTACTTCCGTTTTCTAATTCAATAGAACCTTTATTCCAGTTGAGAACGCCCTGTTGCATCCATTTAGGCAGATGCTCGTAAGCCAATTGCAATCGCCCTAACAAATCTCTTGCAGTTGAAGATTTATTGGCGAGTATTGCAACATTCACATTATCGTTAAATAAAACATAATGTAGGAGGTATGAAACTATGATAGTTGATTTTCCACTCTGTCTTGGTAACTTGCAAATCGTAAAACGATTCTCGTGAAATGTATCAACCATTTTCTCTTGAAAATTGTACATGTCGAAAGGCACAAGACCTTTATCGATTGTAACAATCTTTAGATATTTTTTAATAAAGTATTTTGGGTCATCTAAACAAGTAATGACTTCTTCAATTTGTTTCTTTGTAAATCTTGTTTTTGTATGACCCTTTTTTAGATTTGGGTTACCTAGATACTGGTCTAGTTTAGTTACTGCCATAGTCCTCTCGATTCATCATTATAAACATTTTCTCACCTAAAAGATTTCCTATGTGATAGTCAGACGGGTAATGAAACCCTGCTTGTACTCTTCCCCAACCACCTTCGTTTCCTGCTTTAAGTAGTCCTTCACTATGTTCAGGAAACTTTGCTTCAACATATCTTGCAACTAATCTTGACTGACACGCATGACCACTAGGATAAGATGGTGTCTTGTTTGTACTACTTGGTAGAGTGTTGAGTGTACTGTCAATTTCTATTGGTCTTTTTCTATTAAACTGTTTCTTAAAATAACCAATGACAGGAGTTGCCTGATAGATTATATCTTCAAACTCGTCATCATGAAATATTAATCCATTATCTTCGCAATACTTTTTAATTGCATAGAAAGGAACTCTGTCATGATTTCTAGCAGACTCGACATCTTTAGGTGTTCTTTTATTCATAGTATCTCTTACCTCTTGTACCTCATCTCTACTTGACGGATGAGGTGGCAAGGTAATACTATCTTCTAAACCTTTTCTAAAGAATTGCATTTACTTTTTAAACTCCGCAGCTTCTTCTGAACCGCCTGTTGAAGTTCCCTTAGTGTAAGAGTGAGCGCCCATACCAGCGAGGTCGCCGTCTTGAACGATTAGATACTCATCTCTGATATCAAAACCATTAAAGTAACACTCTAGTATTTCTCTAACTCCGTCTGCATATCTTGTCTGTGCAGATAGAGAAGTTCCAGATGTATGTGGTGTCA